GACTCGAACAGATTGTGCCAGTTCTTCTCCTTGACCATCGCGTTCAGCGTGCCCTTATGGGGGTCAATGATTACCAGGTCCTCAAAGAACGTCTGGTCGAATGCGTTATCCCAGACCACCTCGGCCCAGGGGCACTTCTTGCGGTACTCCTGAACGCAGTCGTGGTCCAACTCGACGGCGGTCCATCGCGCAGGCTCTAGGATCGGCTGCAGGGCGCTGGCGACGGTTCCGACGCCCCCGAATAGGTCCGTCACTGCGAGGCCCTTAGGCAGCGTGTTAGCAAGGGCGCAGAAGATGTCCACGTACTTGGCTACGGGCTTATCCGCGTAGTTGAAGGGGTGGCCGTATTCGTAAGTCATGAGAAGGCGATGTCCTTTGCGAATTCAGGATCGGTCCAGGTGGACTCGGGGACAGCCTCGGGCATCCCCTCGTACAGCTCGAGCATTGATACAATATACGGCTTGAAGCCGAACCTGCGTTCGTACTCCGTACATAGGTCCACCGCGTAGAAGTACAGCCACCCATAGTGTAGGTGCGACTCCATGGCCCACTTGACCCAGGGGTGGTTAAGGTCCACCGGGGCAAAGGTTGACTTCCCCTTTATGGAGCAGGAGGTGGCGGTGTCCCATTTGAACACCTTGGGCTGGAGGGTATGCCACACCGCGGACAGATGGACAGCGGCCCGGATCGGCCCGTTGATCACCCAGTCGTCGGACAGACCCTCGACCAAGGTCTGGGTATCAGACCCAGGATAAACTAGGTCGAGGCTCATTACCAGAGCACCACGCGATCAGCCCGCGCAATCGCGTCTTCCCGGTTCATATGAACACCGGGCAGGGTCCAGCGGGAGCTATCCAGGTCATCCCGAAGCTCCAGCCAGTACATACCGATCAGGGTATTAAAGTACACCTTCACGGTAATCGGACGCTCGTTCCGGCCCCCAACTTTACGAGCATGAACAACTTCGTCATGCTCTTCGATCTTAGCAGTAGCCATCTATCTCTCCTAGTAGTGAAGCCTCTATTATAGGCGACTATTCCCTGGGCACGATCCTCTTTATTGCGTTATTCAGGAGATTTTGCGTGCGGTCCTTCCCCGCCAGGGCCGCGACTACATCCTCATCCTTGGTCCCCTCCGCAACGAAGTGGTGTACCGACACGATGGGGGCCATCTGCCCTTGGCGCCAGATACGGGCTATCGCCTGCTGGTACAGCTCTAGGTCCCAGGTTATACCAAACCAGCATATGTCTTTACATGCCTCTTGTAGGTTCAGGCCGTGGCCCATGGACTTGGGGTGTCCGATCAGTAGTGGAATACGCCCCGCATTAAACTCGTGGAGAGTGTATACAAGATTCTTAACTTGGCTGATATCGACAGCTTGGGGAAACGCATCCAGAATGCGACTCCGATCCTGTATGAACTCATAGCACACGAGGAGAGGCCGACCTTGCATTTCATCTATTAGCTCCCTCAGGGCTTCAATCTTTTCGTCATGGATGGGGTGGGCTATATGGTCTTCGTCGTACAGGAAGCCGTTACAGACCTGGCGGAGTTTCACGCCCAGGGCGGCGGTATTGAACACGGCTACGGTGTTCTCCTCCAGCTTGAGCAAGAAGTCACGCTCTAGCGCCTTGTACTGGGCGTATGCCTTCGGGGGCAGCTTGATCGGGACGTAGTTGTTAATGAGCTCCGGCATGTCAAGGTGGTCCTTGGCCATGAGCCGTAGGAGCTTCCCCGACACCTTCTCGTAGATGTCCGCCGACGAGTTAGGGCCCATGAGCCACGTAAAGCCATCGTGGCTCTGGTACATATATCGCTGACGGAAGTGCGTTATGTACTTGCCGAGGGCGACCCCCATGTCGCATACGTACATCTGGCCGAATAGGTCCGCCAGACCGTTAGGTGCCGGCGTACCCGTCAGGATGACCCTACGCTTGAAGCGGTGGAGTTCCTTCTTCAGGGCCTTAAAGCGCTGAGTCTGGCTATCCTTGAACTTGGTTGACTCATCGATGACGAGCATGTCCAACTCGACGTACTTCCAGGGGTCCAACTCTAGTAGCCGGGTCAGGGACTCCGGGTTGATCACGTAGACATCGTAGCCCCTACGGAGCATGTCCACCCTTGTCTCCCGATCCATCTCAGTGAGGTCGCAGATCGTCATGTGCTTGAAGTCTTCCCACTTCCCAGCCTCGACCGGCCATACTGTCTTGGCGACCCGGAGGGGGGCCACTACTAAGGCGTGATGGATGTGGTGCTCCTCCTTCAGGAACTGGATCGCGGCCAGGGTTACGGAGGTCTTGCCCAGGCCGGGGTCGAGCAGAAGCCCGCTATGGGGCTTCTCCATGAGCCATCGTAGGGCTACTTCCTGGTATGACCTAGGATTCCAGTGGACCGCGCTCATATTGACTCCAGTCTTGCTTCGGGGGGAGATACTGTAGCAGGTCCGGGTACTGGGCCAGCTGTCGGTATTTTGAGTCAACGTCGTCGCCAATGGTATGGATACGCGTGATGAAGTAGCCCTTCATCATACAGAGTACCGTCTCAGCCTCGGCGTAGGAGCAGGGGCGGTCGAGCCCCGGAGGGGCAGGGAACTTCTTTATGTAGTCCGTGACTATCTCCAGGGCGTCCTGGAACTGTAGCTCGGGCCAGATGATCTTGGCGCATTTGCGCGGATCGTCGGGACAGTGCTTGACCGCCTCGGCCATGGACAGGCTGATCGGCTTTCCCCAGACACGCTCCTGGAGGTCCATGACCTTCCATACGAAGTATGGGCCGAAGCCGCAGCCGTGAAAGTCCTTCTTGAACTTGTTAATCAGGTCCGTATAGTTGGGGGCGTACATCTCATCCCAAATATCCATCGGCGTACCGTGGCTGGCCAGATGGCGGATGTAGTTCAGCCCCAACTCCCCCCGGCTATGCCGGCGCTCGGTGCCTCTGGCGAATATCTGGTAGTTGCCCACCGTGTACTCCCAGAATGTCTTCTGAGTCGAGCACCGCGCCGCCTTCACTGCCTCGCCTAGGTCATAGAAGCAGAGGTAATGGATGGCGAACTTGGTCGCCCAGTCGTTCCCGTTCGCCTTACGTGCGTTGTAAAGGAACACGTAGGACGGGTCCAGGTCGTTCGTCTCAATAGTGATCTTGGCGAAATCCCGCCAGTTTGATACTTTCATCTACACTCTCTTTCCAATGTTTAAGAATTTCCTTGCCCCTCTCAACGTTGTCCACCACCAGTACGGGGAACCATTGCTCCCTTAACTGGCTATGGACGTACTCCTGAAGGGGTTCAGGCTTCTCGCCGGGTCGCTTGTACTCAATGAAGAGCACCTTGCCTCTGTACCCGTACAAGTAGTCCGGCCACCCCTTCCGGCCCGTTACGTTAATTCTAACCGGAATCAGTCCGATGGAAGTTGCGTACAGAGTAACTTTCTCCTGAATTTCAGATTCCCGCTTCACACGGGCCACCCTTCTTCGCAGAGAAGTCGCACCACTTACACGCACTGACGCTAGGCTTGGGCAGGTACTGCTTGTCCTCAAAGATGCGGATGGCCCGCTCGGTCCAGGCTTGGCGCCGGGACTCCTCCACCTGCCCCCGGAGGATGGCCCCCTCATTGCCTACGTGACCAGTGTCTAGGTACAGGGCGCCATACTCGGCCCGCTTGACCTCTGGGTAGTAGGCCAGGCCCATGAGGGCGTAGAGTTCCAGCTGCTCACGGTGCTCGGGGTACTCCCTGCCCGACTTGTGGTCGATGACGTGTAGGACATTGGCCTCCACATAATGGACATCTATGATAGCCTTGATCCAGGGGAGGAACACATCCGGCTTCCAATTCTTGTCTAGCAGCCATGTCTCTTCTGTCTTCGCCCCGCGTTGCTTCAGGTCCTCTAGGCGCAGGGCTACCTTCTTCAGCTCGTAGGGCACCACCATGAGATCACCCTTGACGTAGTTCTCGCAGTCGGCATGGAGGCGCGTCCCTCGGGCCATAGCTGGGGAGGGCTCCGACACATGACCCTCCATATAGCCGTACTTCCACTTGCGTGGGCAGGACTCGTAGGTGGACAGGCTTGAGTAAGACCATCTAGTGGGCATTGCCATTGTATTTCCTCAGGTTATACCAGTTGGGGCCGTGTTCTACTTCGGCTATGAAAGGGACGTCAAAGCCAGGGAGCTTCTCCATGGCGTACTTCAGCTTCTCTACGTTTTCCACCCGGTCTTTCGGGGGACTGGAAACGTCGTTTTCGTCGTGTACCGTCAGTAGGAATCTACCAGTAGGCGATAATTTATGGTACTCAATGATCGACTGTTTTGTTTGGTCCGCAGCCGATCCTTGGATGAGGTGGTTGGGTAGTTTATATGAGAAGTCCCAGTTGGTCCCCTCGGGCCTGTCTACGGGTATCCATCGGCCACCCCAAGTCGTCACCCCCTGACGGGATGAAGCATCATCAATAAAAGCCTTCAAACCTGGTATAGTTCTGAGGTAGACATCGCGTAAACGCTTCGCCACACCGTAATCTACACCCAACTGTTCCGCGAGGTTATTGACTCCTGCCCCGTATATCAGGGAGAAGCCCGTAATCTTGATCTTCTTGCGGGGGAACTCCAGCCCGGCCTCGACCTTAATTAGGTCCTTGGCTATCTCGTGGAAGTCGGCGGTGGGGTTATCGCGGTAAATCTGCGCCGCCCGGCCTTCTGCGAAGTGGGCGAGCAAGCGCATTTCTTGGCCGTTGTAGTCGGCGCAGATAATCTCCTCACCCTCGTCCGGCAGGATGTACCTACGCATGAACACCATGGGCGGATACCCTGGGATGTTGATGTTCTCAAACTCGGTCGGGACATTCATGAGGTTCGGCTCTGAGCAGGATAGCCGCCCCGTTCGTGTCCCATACTCGTCCCCTCTGACCTGGTTCCACGAGGGGTGTAGATGCCCATCGTGCGCCGACATGGCGTACCAAGGGTTCATGAAGGTCGTAAGCAGCGTCTTGAGCGCGCCCCGGTACTTTAGGGCGGCGAGCAGCTGCGGGTCGCTGATAGCCCCTTCTAGCGATGCCCTCGCGGTTGAATACTTCCCGGTAGGAGTCTTCTTCAGTTTATCCATGTCTATGACCGGGGAGCCATAGAGGGACTTGATGAGTTCAGCCGGGGAGTCTACATTGAACCGCTTCCCGATCCGCCACTGGATGTACTCCGTGATCTGGTTGAAGTAGACAGTGTAGAGTTGGATGTCAATCCAGAGCTTCGGGCGGTCGATCCGCACCCCTCGCTTCTCCATATCCATGAGGATAGGGGCCAGCTGTATCTCGCGCTGGTATGCGTTCTCCCAGCCTCGCTCGACCATCTCAGGTCGCAGATACTCATGGAGGGATCGGGTCCTGAACACGTCACCGATGGCGTAGGGCTCGATCAGGGAGGCGGGGCACTTACTGATATATGCCCCAGCTTTGGAGCGAGCCTTGGTCCATCCCTGGGACACCACAAAGTCGGCGACGGCATCTTGCTCGTCTGGCGGGATTGATAGCAGCTTCTCAGCTGAGGGCTTCAGTGAGACGGACTTAGCAAGGGGGTTATGTAGGTAAATCTGGTACATGGTGTCGTCCCAGGAGGCGGGATGGCCGAAGCCCAATGCTCTCGGGCGACACCGATGTCGAACTTGCCGTGATGGAACAGGACGCCCTTGTCCCATAAGCGGCTGATCTCGGTCTTGGCCTCGTATTCAAGGCAATTATTTCCAGCTGGGTGTCCCCAGGCCATGTAGCGGGGGCTCTTCCCAGGTTCCCATATGGCAATGCCTACGGGCTTGGGAGACTTACCTGTTCCGTCTACAATCGCCTCTGTCTCGAAGTCGAGTGTAACTATATCAGACATAGGTCCTCTTAATGAAAAGAGCCCCTTGCGGGGGCCAGTCGGCTAGATCACGCCTACAGAGAGTAGATAGACAGAGGCGCTCTAGCTGCTAGTGTTGTTACCGACACCTCTAGCTGGTCGGGCCTAGGACAGGCAGGGGAGATCAGTACTTGGTCGAGCCGCCCGATGAGCGCTCAGCCATTTCTTCCTTGGTCGGGTACACGGGGTAGGGTGACTGCTCCGCGGTCCAGTTGCGGTTGGCGAGGGTCTCCAGGACTGCGTCGTCCTTGATTTGCTCCATCGGCTTCCAGTACACTTGGAACAGGGTGCGATCGTGGGGCTTCACGCTCAGCTCGACTACGAACTGGAAGGGGGCCATCCCCGCCGCCGCCGCGTCATTGACGAACTTCTGGAAGTTCTTCACTGAGGTTGGGGGAAGGTCGCATTGGAGGAAGTCGGTGCGAGCCGCCTTGTCCACCGACTGAGCTACGTCCGCCGGCAGGAGCCAGATACGGCGGCTGTTCGTACAGGCCTTGCCCTTGGAGCCGCCACCGGCTGAGCCCCATTCGTTCTTCTCGCAGTTGGAGCAGTAGTCCGACTGGGGGTCCTCGGCCGAATCGTGGGCCATGAGGGACTCCTCATCCCTGGCGAAAGCGTAGCATGCCGGCGGGACGGGCTTGTTCGCACTGTAGGGCGTATCGAACCACTTGTTATGGAACAGGTAGTCAACGACAACCACCTCGATCTTGTCGTCCTTCATGAGGCTATCGCCAATGGCGAGGCGACCCGACTTGAAGCTGATAAAGCCCCCTGAGGGCTTCTCGCTTTCAGCGACCTTCACGGCCACCGCCTTAATGCGATCGCGCCATGAGCCGGGCATCGCCACGGCTGTAACGCGGGGGGCGGCAACTTCAGTGCCGGGGGTCTTTTCGGGTGCGGGGGTTTTCTTGTCGGTCATGGTCTGTCCTAGACGTTGAATTTCAGGGAGTACTTGCGAACCTTCTCGATGCCGACGATGACTTCGCCCTC